AAAAACGTGGATGGTCACAGACGGACTTGGCCATTGTTGTGGGTGTTAGTCCATCAGCTATCACACAACTTTTCAAAGATGGAAAAGGTAGTGATGACTTGAAGCTTCGCATTAACAAGAAGTTGCGGATTAGTGAGCCGTGGGAAAGATTTGAGGAGTAGGAGGAATAACATGACCTTAGAAGAACGAGTTGCAGCAATTGAGAAGCAACTAAACACGGTTCGCTTTGAAGAACCTAAAGTCGCTCTCTTAATCTCACAAAGCACCTATCACGCCATCATTGATCAAGTCATTGAATTGGAGAGTGGGGAAATGAAAGACATCACGGAGGAAACGGATGGAATTAACTATTATTAACGAGCAAGAAGTTCTCGGTAAACACTTCACAGTATACGGTACAGTAGATGAACCACTGTTCGTCGCAAAAGATGTAGCTGAATGGATTGAATATGATGTGTCTAGTGTAAATAAAATGCTAGATAAAATCGATGAAGACGAAAAGCTGGTCGGAACATTATTCCGTTCAGGTCAAAATAGAGAGGCATGGTTCTTAACAGAGAACGGTCTCTATGAAGTTCTTATGCAATCTCGTAAACCACTGGCTAAAGAGTTCAAAAAGAAAGTCAAAGAAATCTTGAAATCAATTCGTAAGCATGGTTTGTATGCTATTGATGATCTGCTGGAGAATCCAGACATGGCAATCGCAGCACTTCAGAAACTAAAAGAAGAACGACAACTACGTCTGAAAGCTCAGGAAGAAGTGGCTCAAAAGAATCAAATTATCCAAGAGCTTCAGCCGAAAGCGACATACTACGACTTGGTTCTTCAAAACAAATCGTTAGTAGCAATTTCTGTAATTGCAAAAGACTATGGAATGAGTGCAAAGAAATTGAATAAGATTCTACATGAATTGAAAATACAGTTCAAACAAGGGAAAACCTGGCTCTTGTATCAAAAGTACGCTGGCAAGGGTTATACTCAATCAAAAACTCATACAATCGATGCAGATTATAGCAAGATGCATACTTACTGGACTCAAAAAGGACGTTTGTTCCTTTACGATTTACTTAAAAATAAAAAAGGAATTTTGCCACTGATTGAGCAAAAAGATGTGGCATAAAACAAAGAAAGCACTTCACAACGAAGTGAAGCGCTTAGACAAATTTAACTACTTTGATTATACCACAGAAAGAAGAGGTGGGCAATGATTGAAGAACTAATCAAAGAACAAATCAGAGAAATTTACCTCGAAGCGAAAGAGCAAGCTAAGAAAGAATTGTTACCAATCAGCCAAGCAGAATTACAAGAGATGTTTGGTTTTAGCAATGAATATCTAAAACGATTAAAACGTAAGGGCTTGAAATTTCGCAAGCAAGGAAAGTACATCATGTACGACTTAAACGATGTACACGAGATTTTAGAATTAGAAAAGGAAATACAAAATGTATAACGATATCATCGCAGGAATAACAATCGCAGGAACATTCTTCACAGCAGGCTTCATCGGTGCGGTTTGGGATTTTAAACGTGCGCAACGGAAGAAAGCAAGAGAACAGAAGATTAAACTTGCATACGAAGCGTTAGACGCTGGAGTAGAAGAGGTTATGCAAGAGGGTGTAAATAACTACTTATCATCACTCGCAGAAGCTCGGAAACACTCTTACTCAGACAACGACTGGAGCATGGCAGATGTTCTTTAGAAAATCAAGACGAATTAAAGAACTTGAAACTCTATTAAAAATCTACGAGAAAAGGGATATCGAACATACGAATGTTCTACGGGTATTACTAAATGGACGAAAACGAAGAAATTGAAATCGACTACCACGATCCAGATCTATGGCATTGGTACGGGTCTGGCAGACGATGGTTAGGCGATGATGATGAGGTGTAACAATGAGATTTTACGTTAACACGAAATACGAATTAGTATTCGCTCTGGACTATCATGATAAGTTTGGGAACGTTACAGCGGATTCACTACTAATCAACACAGGGACTTACACAAAAATGCTGGAAGAAGAAATCAATCTGGCAGTTGAGGAAGTCTTGAAACGCTATCGGCACACAATTCCGAAAGAGTTAGTAGAAGAACTCTTTAAAGAGCGTAAGAGACAAGTGCGAATGATGTGCGATACGAGTGCTATTCTGAGCAAGTATATGGATGGGGGAAAGATAAATGAAAATTACACAGGCAACGAAAATCACGAATGACGATGCGTGTTACTTAATCTATGGAAATCCCGGATTTGGTAAGACCAGTGCGATTAAATACATCGATGGTAAGACGCTAGTCATTAATATCGACAAGTCTGCTAAGGTCTTAGCAGGATGCGAAAACATTGATATTGCAGATGTTGATACGCATAAAATTTGGGATGAATGGTTAACAGTCGTTAAAGAACTACTTAACGGAGCTTGTGAACCATACGACACAATTGTAGTCGATAACGTTTCTGAGTTGTTCAGAGCGTGTCTTGCTAATCTTGGACGTGATGGTAAGAACCATCGAGTACCATCGCAAGCAGATTACCAACGAGTGGACTTCACGATCTTAGATAGCTTACGGGCATTGCTCCAACTTAACAAACGAATCGTATTCACGGCATGGGAAGCAAGCGACCAATGGACGGACGAAAACGGCATGATTTACAACCGTGCAATGCCAGATATTCGCCCCAAGATTTTGAATAACTTCCTTGGATTGACTGATGTGGTAGCCCGATTGGTGAAGAAAACTACGGACAATGGTGAAGAAGTAAGAGGATTTATCTTACAACCATCTGCCAGCGTTTACGCTAAGAACCGATTAGACAACCGTAAAGGCTGTAAGGTTGAAGAGTTATTTAAAGGGGGTGATGATTAGTGGTGTTTGAATTACGTGATTATCAGAAAGAGTTAATCATGGATATTAAGAAATCCATGATGGCTGGTAACAAAAAAATCATGGTTCAATCACCCCCGTAGTAACCACGATCTGGTAAAACGGTAGTCATGTCGCATATCACAAAAAATGCTACTGACAAACAAAAACATGTACTATTTTTCAGCCATCGGAAAGAAATTAATGAGCAGGTAGAAGAAACATTCAAACGTGGTGAAGTTGATCTTGACTATGTAACCATCGGTACGGTTGGTAGTCTAGTCCGAAAACTCGACTCCCTCCCAAAATTTGATGTGGTATTAGTCGATGAGGCCCACCATATCAAAGCCAAACAATATCAGACGATATTGAAATACTTCAAAAATGCTACTCAATTATTCTTCACAGGCACACCCATTCGATTAGATGGGGCTGGGTTCGATGATTTAGCAGATGATCTAGTCATTGGTAAATCCATTCGATGGTTACAGCAACACGGGAACATATCCGAATTTGATTACTATTCTATCAATCTGTTAGACCTAAAGAAATTGAGAAAACGATCTGGAGAATTTACCAATAGTTCGATAGACGATGCACTTGATTTCAAAGGTGAGTATGGTGATTTTATCGATCATTACAAACGATTGGCCGATGGTAAACAAGCTATCGTATATGTCCATAGCGTAGTATACGCTGATAAAGTCGCAGAGCGATTTAATAATAATGGTTATCGTGCAGTAGTTGTAACTGGCCAAACAGATAAAAAGGCGCGTGAAGAATATATGCAAGCCTTTCGAAATGGTGAAATAACCATCATGGTCAATGTGAATCTATTTACGGAAGGAATTGATTTACCAAACGTAGATGTCTGTATCATGCTACGACCGACAGCATCATTATCCTTATACTTGCAATTCGCAATGCGACCACTCAACCCCAGAGAGGGGAAGCGTGCAATTCTAATCGATCACGTTGGTAATCATTTAAGACATGGATTACCAAACGATGACAGGGATTGGAAGTTAACTGGACTTTCAAAAACGAAAAAACCAGCAGAAAAATCTCCAAAAACTTGCGAGCAATGCTTTGCGACATTTTGGAGGGAACAGATGAAAGATAATTGCTGTCCGTATTGCGGAGCAGTTGTCATTCAACCAAAGATCGTCATAAACTTAGATGATAAACGCTCAGAAATTGAGCTTACAAAGATAGACCAAGAGATGGTATTCATCAACGTAAACGGTGAAGAAATCGAGGTCAGAAAAGATGAAGTGATGGTATATTGTTGCGTTAAAAAATATGGAAAACAATATACAAAATGCCAGAATCTAGCCGAATTAAAAGCATTCCGAAATTTAAAAGGATATGCAAACGGTTGGTTATGGTTTCAACAGAAAAGGTTAAATATTTGGAGGTAACTTATTATGTCACTATTTTCAGTCAACTACGAAGCAGCAGAACAATTCGCGTCTATTACAGACGGAACGTATGAGGTATTCGTCTCACAGGTGGAGCAGAACGCAAGCAAAAACGGTACAGATTTCTTGGATATCCGCCTTAAAATTCGTGACGATTTCCAGCAAAAATTCCGAAATAACTTAATTTTTGACAAGATTTGGATTAACAAAAAAACACTTCAATATCCAACATGGGCGCTTCAACGTTATGCCAAAGCAGTCAGAATTCCAGAGGGAGTTGAGATCAACTCCATTGATCAATTCCTTGAACTGATCCGTGGTAAGTCTTTGAAAGTAACAGTTAAAAACGTTACATCAGAATACGACGGTCAGACTTACGAGAATTTGAACGTAACGAAGATGGAACAATCAGAGTTGCCAGCATTCGCAGGCGAGATCAAACCATCTACGAATCAACAGATCGAAGATTTAGATTTGCCATTCTAAGACTATGGTAGGAATGGTAGATTATGCGCTGAATTATCAAGCGAATGGTTTTTCTGTCATTCCAATCGACAAGCGTAGTAAGCGTGCTATCACTAAATTTAAAGATAGCACCTTTACAGCTGACGATATCAAACGGTTTTGGCACGAAGAACCAGAAGCGAATATAGCGCTTAGAACAGTAGATTTTTTCGTGATTGATATTGATATCAATAAAACCGAAAACGGCTACCAATCATTAAACGATTGGGAACTATCGCAGTACATACCAGACACGTTAAGAGTAACCACTCCAAGTGGTGGGGAACATATCTACTTAAAGAAACCAAAAGGGATTGAAATCAGTCAAGATATACGGATTAAAGCTGGTATTGATATTAAAGCAAACAAAAACAATTACATCTTAGTACCGCCTAGCAATAATTCTAAAGGTCAGTATAAGTGGAAAAATAAACACCCTATCGCTGAATGTCCACCAGAGATTTTAGAAATCTTAAAAACTGAAAAGAAAAAATCCAAGGTGAATTTTACCACGGATTATCAGAAAGGTGAGTATTCAAGCAAAACAGCAAAACTATTCGAACAGGTCGTATACGGGTTGGGTGATAAAGGTGGTAGAAATAATGCTCTTGCAAGTTTTATCGGTGGTCTGCTCCTACGAGGGGTGGAAGTAGATGCAATTTATATGCTTGCAAAACTAGCCAACCACTACACACCAGAAAGCCTACCACAGAGTGAATTAGACAGAACGTTTGAAAGTATGCTTAGAAAGGATATGGATGGATCTTGAATTATTAAAACAGGAATACCGTGAGAAGCAACAGTTAAAACATCACATCGAAATCATCGAAAAGCCAAACGACTGGCGAGAAATTCGGTTAGCGTGTCTGGATTATCGTGAGCGATGGCTGGAAGAACATAAGAACGATTATGATCCCGTGACGAACACGGTAACACCAAAGAAGAATCCACCCACGCGCCTCACTGAATTGGCAGTAGCGCAAGGAATGGAAGAAATTCTTTACATCGTCAATCTCTCGAATGATCGTGTAGCGGTCTATGATCCAGATCATGGATATTACCACAAAGACCCCAGCTATGCTTATAAAATCATTCGACTATTAGAGCCAAACTTTAGCGAGGCACGCGCAAAGAATGTACTCTTTATGCTTGCAGCGACCCCGCGAGTTAACCAGCATGAACACTTCTCATGTAATTTCTCCACGGGGGAATATAAAGACCCTAAACGTTTTATCTTAGTAAAAAACGGTATCTACGATAAGAAAAGAAAATTCCTCACAGGTTTTACGCATGAATTCGTAGCATTCTCAACCATTGCTACTGAATACAATCACTTTGCTAAGTCTCCAACCATTGACGGTTGGAACGTAGATGATTGGTTACTTGATTTAATGAGTGGTGATGAAGAACTGGTACATCTCATCTGGCAAGTTATCTCAGCTAGTCTTAATGGTAACTACTCATATCGCAAATCAATCTGGTTTGTCGGTGAGGGGAACGATGGTAAGGGTACAGTCCAGCAGTTAATCACTAACGTAGTCGGAATGAAAAACGTGGCTAGTTTAAAAATCAATCAATTCGCAGAACGTTTCTCACTTTCCATGATTGAGGGGAAAACGGTAGTGATTGGTGATGATGTTCAAGCTGGTATATACGTAGACGAATCCTCAAACTTCAACAGCGTGGTAACGGGTGAACCCGTGCTGGTCGAAGAAAAAAATAAACAGCCTTATACAACAGTATTTAAGAAAACTGTTATTCAATCTACAAACGAACTCCCACGGTTTAAAAATAAAACCAACGGTACATATAGACGGTTTGCAATCATTCCGTTTAAAAAATCATTCTCCAGCGAGGATGATAATTGGGCAATCAAAGACGACTACATCTATCGCGAGGAAGTGCTGGAATACGTGTTGAAGAAAGCCTTAGAAATTTCATTTGATCGTTTTATCGAACCGAAAGCATCACTCGAAGCCCTCGAAGATTTCAAGGAATCGAACGATACAGTCAAGGCATTCGTCATAGAATGGTTCAACAAATTTGAATCCACCCGCCTCCCGTCCACGGATTTTTTGTGGCA